TTCTCCAACTCCACATCTCAACTTAGTGAGCGGGCGCAAGACACATCTTGTTCTCGCTCACCTTATTGAAGAAGACCAAAGCTACGTAGACTATTACCTTCGTGAGAAGGAAGAGTTTGATAGCACGATTATTATGGATAACTCTGCTTTTGAAATGTATAAGCAGGGTAAAGAGATGTATCCTTCCGACAAGTTAATCTCTATGGCACAGCGTGTGAATGCTGATTATGTCGTGATGACTGACTACCCAGCAGAGCCTGGTGAGAAGACTATTGAAGCAGCAAAGAAGCTAGCACCTGAACTACATGAGGCAGGGTTCAAGACGTTCTTCGTTCCACAATCAAAGATTGGTGATACTGCAGATTGTATTGCCACGTTTCGTTGGGCTAGTAAGAATCCAAAGCTAATTGATTACGTTGGTGTATCCATTCTCACTGCTCCCAATGCATATGGTGTAGAGAAGGGTAACAAGATGCAACGCTTCATGTCTCGTGTGAAGTTGATGTATGACATGAAAGAGACATTGATCTTCCCTACGATGAAGTTTAATGGTACGAAGGTACATTTCCTTGGAATGATGGATGGACCTAACGAGATCATGTATGCTGAACCATTTGGTAAGTTCATCGATACGTGGGATAGCTCTGCTGCAATCTGGGCAGGCCTCAATGGTATTAAGTTTGACAATACACCAACAGGCTTACTCAATGGTAAGTTTGAGAAAGAAGTTGACTTTGATTTCCATACAGATGATGCTAACCTATTGAGTCTTGCCAAAGAAAACATGGAATACATTGACAAGATTTGCAATGCTTACATTTATGGGAATACATTCTAATGGCTAAAGAACAAGCACAAGAATACAAATATCGTGAAGGTCAAATTATTGACGAACTGAAGAAGTACATTGATTCCACCTATGGCCAGCACTATTCTACTGGCAAGCTTCAAACCATTGACGTATGGGAAGCTCTTGGTATTGAAGAGGAATCTTGTCAATCTAACGTAATCAAATATGCAATGAGGTATGGTAAGAAGGGTGGTCATAACAAGGCTGACCTTCTGAAGATTCTTCATTACACAATTTTATGGTGGCACTATACCCAGCAAGAGGGAAATACTAAATGAGTATGTTACATATTAATTCTCCAAAGACTAAATCTAATCTAACAAATGTCAAGCCAGAAGACATTCAACCAAACGCAATTGATCTTCGCCTCGACAAGGTGTTCATCATGCGTAACAAGGTGTTTACGATCGGTGAGACGGACGATGGTAAGGAATTGAAGTTCCATCGTGAATCAGTCGAGATGAAGCCAGATGCAGAAGGTTTCTTTGGCCTTGACACTGGCACCTATGAGATTGTGATGCAGAACATCGTTGAGGTTGGTGAAGGTGAAGCAGGGTTTGTTATCACTCGTTCTACTTTGAATCGCAATGGTTTGTTTATTACCAGCGGTCTGTATGATTCAGGATACAAGGGTGTTATGGCAGGAGCACTTCATGTAAATGGTTTCGCAAAGATCCGTAAGGGTACGCGCGTAGGTCAGTTCCTTTTGTTTAAGGCAGAGTCGTTGAAGAACTATGATGGCGACTATGGATTAAACAAGGAGCATGACAAGAAGTATGCTTAATTATTTAAGATGGTCTAATATTTCTTTTCAAATAGATTTAAATCCGTTTGGTTGGAGTGTTTATTGTAGACACTCACACAATGAAAGCGGTATTGACCCTAAATGGCATTCAATTGTAATTAGACTCTTAATGTTTAAACTTGTCATCGATATTGATGATGGTTCTTGGTAATAAAGGAATAAAAAATGGAAATTCAAATTAATATTGACGTGTTAAAGACTAAAAAGCTATTCATTGCTACTCCAATGTATGGTGGTAATTGTAACGGCATGTATACACGTTCTATGTGCGATCTAACAGCAATGTGTGTACGTTATGGCATTGAAGTACGTTCTTACTTCTTGTTTAACGAATCACTGATTACTCGTGCTCGTAACTATTGTGTCGATGAGTTCATGCGTTCTGGTGCAGACCATATGATGTTCATCGATTCTGATATCGGGTTCAATCCTCAAGATGTTATTGCTATGATGGCGTTGCAGTCTCAAAATCCTGACAAGTATGATGTGATGGGCGGACCTTATCCTAAGAAGTGTATCACATGGGAAAAGATCTATGCTGCTGTCAATAAGGGTATGGCAGACAAGGATCCTAACGCTCTTGAAGACTTTGTTGGTGACTTTGTATTCAATCCTGTCATTGAAGGCAACCAGACGTCTATTCGTCTCGATGAACCAGCTCAGGTTCTTGAAACAGGCACTGGCTTCTTGATGATCACTCGTAATGCTTTCGAAAAGTTCAAAGAAGCATATCCACACTACTCATATAAGCCTGACCATGTTCGTACAGAAGCATTTGATGGTTCACGTGAGATCCATATGTACTTCCAAGCCGAGAAGGATGGTCTTGACTATGGTAAGTTCTATGCTGGTGAATTGAAGCGTCTTCAGACTGCTGGAATCAATGACCCAGATCGCTTGGCTGCTGAGATCGAGAAGATCTTTACGCAAGCTCAGGCTTTGGATGATCAGACTTCCAAGCGTTATCTTTCAGAAGACTATTGGTTCTGTCAGCTTGCTCGCAAGGCAGGATTGAAAGTATGGTTGTGCCCATGGATGCACTTGCAGCATGCAGGTACATATGTGTTTGGTGGCAAGCTTCCAGCACTTGCTTCAATTGGTGCTTCGGCAACAGCTGATGCTGATCTTCTGAAGAAGAATCGTGCAAAGGCTAATGCTCCACAAGCTATTGCAGCTCCTCCTGCAGAAGCTGATCTTCTCAAGAAATTTAAGGTGAAAAAGTAATATTATGAAACTAAGTGAAAGCACTTTTAATATTTTAAAGAACTATTCTTCTATCAATCAGACATTGCTAGTAAAGCCTGGCAATGTCATCTCCACCGTAGTTCCTGTGTCGAGAGCAATCTTTGCAAAGTGTACTGTCGAGGAGACCTTCCCTAAGCAATTTGCTATCTATGAGTTGCCAAAGTTCTTAGGTATCCTTTCTCTCTTTAAGGAACCTGAACTTGACTTTGGTGACAAGCAGGTAACGATTGTGTCAGGAAGACAATCGGTCAACTATACCTATGCTGACCCTTCAATGGTCATTGCTCCTCGTGGTGATGATATTAACTTTCCGGAAGCTGATGTTGAGTTCTCCATTTCTCAAGAAGAACTACAGAAGCTCGTAAGAGCAGCTGGTGTTCTCCAGCTTCCAGATATGGCTGTGACTGGCGATGGTAGTACCATTAAAGTCACAGCCACTGATTCCAAGAATCCTACAGCAGACGTGTTCAGCGTCGAAGTAGGTGAGACGGATAAGGTGTTTACAATGTACTTCAGGGTAGACAACATTATTAAGTTGATCTCTCACAACTATATTGTGAAGATAACATTCAAGGGTCTGTCCAAGTGGACATCAGACAATATTGTTTATTATGTGGCTATGGAAGCCAATAGTTCAGTGAGTGGCTAACAATGGAAGAGTTTCTCTGGGTCGAAAAATATCGTCCAAAGACTATCGATGATTGCATTCTACCGGAGGGCCTTAAACAGGCCTTCCGTCAGTTTGTTGAAAATGGTGAGATACCAAACCTACTATTGACTGGTGGGCCTGGTATTGGTAAAACTACTGTTGCCAAGGCTATGTTGGAACAGATTGGTGCTGATTATATTGTAATTAATGGGAGCATGAATGGCAACATTGACACACTCAGAAATGACATCATGCAGTTTGCCTCAAGTGTGTCATTTACAGGCGGCCGGAAATACGTTATCCTTGACGAGGCTGACTATCTTAACGCAAACTCCACACAGCCAGCCCTTCGTAACTTCATGGAGGAGTTCTCGCGGAATTGTGGGTTCATTCTCACATGTAACTTTAAAAACAGAATCATCGAGCCACTTCATTCACGGTGTTCAGTTGTAGAATTTAAAATAAATAAGAGTGACTATCCAAAGCTAGCTGCACAGTTCTTTAAGCGTACGATTGGCATCCTGGATAAAGAAGGGATTAAATATGATAAAGCTGTTGTTGCTGATCTTGTTTCTAAACATATGCCTGATTGGCGTCGTGTCCTTAATGAGCTACAGAGATACTCCGTAAATGGAACTATCGACTCTGGTATTTTTATTAATCTATCAGAGGACTCATTTAAAGATCTCGTTGGGTTGTTAAAAGCAAAAAACTTTACAGAAATGCGTAAATGGGTTGGAGAGAATACAGATTCTGATTCCACCAGTCTTTTCCGTAAGTTCTATGATACTGCCTATACCTATATCAAACCAGCATCCATTCCTGAGTTGGTATTGCTTATTGGTAAGTATCAATATCAATCAGGGTTCGTTGCTGACCAGGAAATTAACCTTGCAGCTTTCCTTACAGAGTGTCTTGTTAGCATTGAGTTCGCATGAGCAATCCTTTTGAGTTTGTCAACGCAATTAACACAACCAAGAAAGATTTGATTAGGAGCTCAGATGCTCCTGATCTTATGGAGAAGCAATACAAGCCTTTCTATGTTAACAAATCTCTATCATATTTTGTTGATACAATTCTTTATGCCAATGAGGTAAACCAGCTAAAACATGTTGATTTGAAACTTCAAAACGATTATTACCTAAATAGTATACGTGTTTCTAAGAGGTTTTCAAAGTGGGCAAAGCCCACTGAAGATGACACTATCGACAGTATACAAGAATATTATAAAGTTAGTTATGTCCGAGCGCTAGAGATTTCAAAGGTGTTAACGGCTGAACAACTAAACCTTATAAAAACAAAAATAATAAAAGGTGGTAATCATGTTCAATCTAAATCAACTAGTGGAAGTCAGACTTAAAAATTCAGAAGACTTCTTGAAGGTCAGAGAGACTTTATCTCGTATTGGTCTGGCTTCTAAAAAAGACAACACATTATACCAATCATGCCACATTTTGCACAAACAGGGCAAATACTACATTGTCCACTTTAAGGAGCTATTCCTTCTTGATGGCAAGAGCGCTGACTTCTCCGAAGGTGATATCGCAAGAAGAAATCGCATTGTCAACCTACTTGAAGAGTGGAATTTGATTGACAACGTGGATCCCAAGAAGACACAGGATCCAGAAGCTCCACTAAATCAGGTTAAAATTATTCCATTCAAAGATAAAGATGATTGGAACCTCGTAACCAAATACACAATTGGAAGCAGGTTTTAATTAAAAAAACACTGTGATATCAAGGGTACTTTATTGTTGTAAATTTAATTAAAACATCGTATATTATTAATATGATGAAAACAGTTCACAAATCCGCACCTGCAAAAGCGCTGGCTGATCGTAAGTATCACCAGCGTATTTTGCTGTCCAAAAAAGGACGAGGTTCGTACAATCGTAAGAAAATGGAGAAAGTAGATGCGTAAGTTGGCTTTGGCTTTGGCTGCAACGGCAGCAATGACTTCTGTTGCACATGCAGATAATTATGATTGGCAGCATCGCCACTACGAAGGTCATCGTGATTATCGTGGAGGGTATCGTGGTGGCAATGGCAATTGGATTGCTCCTTTGATCGGAGGCATGATTGTTGGTGGCGCATTGATGGAAATGAACCAACCTCGTTATGTAGAACCACAATCAGTATGCCAAAAAGTATATGTTGGCAATATTATGGTTGATGGTCGTTTGGTTCGTGCATTCCAAACTGTGTGTGATTGATAAATAATATATGATTACATTTAAGAATTACCTAGAAGAATCAACAGGATCTACCCTTCACGTTTTTGACGTTGATGATACATTGGTGCATTCTAATGCCAAAGTTCACGTCAAGAATGCTAACGGGCATACTGTTGAAAAATTATCAACTTCTGAATACAACAACCACAAACTTCCTCCTGGTCATCACTATGACTACCATGAGTTTAGAAGTGCAAAGGTGTTTAGCCATTCTCATCCTATTAAAAAGATGATTAGAACAATCAATGCCACACAGGCAACCACCATTAAGAATCCTAAAAACAAGGTGGTAATCAACACAGCACGTGCTGATTTTGACAATAAGCACAAGTTCCTGGATACGCTTACACATCATGGCATTAAGCACATGGACAAGATTCATGTGCACAGAGCTGGCAATATTCCAGGCAACGAGAAGCCAGCCGAGAAAAAGCTGACGTTCATTCGTCATCACCTAGATACCCATCCATACACGCATGTCAGAATGTATGACGATAGCCACGAGAATCTCAAGGCTTTTCTGGGGCTCAGACATGAGTACCCACACGTAAAGTTCCACGCATATCATGCGCATCCAGATGGAACGATGAATAAGTATGAACCTGAATAATAATTTAAAATAAATGTTGCTTTAATTAAAAAAGTAGCCTATATTATAAAAGTGATCAGTCAGACACAATTACATAATGGAGAAGTGAAATGGCACATAATGTTGAAACGATGGCTTATGCAGGTGAAACCCCTTGGCATGGTCTTGGTGTAGAAGTCCACAATGATCTGACTCCTGGTCAGATGTTGACGAAGGCAGGTCTTGATTGGACCGTTGATAAGTATCCTACCTACTGTGAAGTTGATGGTCAGAAGGTAATCACTGCTGACCAAGCTTTGGTTCGCTCCTCTGATAAGTCGATCCTCTCTGTTGTTTCTGACGACTGGAAGCCAGTCCAGAACGAGACTGCATTTGAGTTCTTCAATGAGTTTGTGATGGAAGGTGATATGGAAATGCATACCGCTGGTTCGCTCCAGAGTGGTAAGCTGGTTTGG